TTCAAACCTTGCTCATGGTTATAAATTACCACTGGTTCTATTACATTTGCAGTTCCACCCATGCCACCATGATTAATGCAATAATAATACAGCGTTGACGGTGTACTATCTGAGACAACTATCTGAACATAACTTCCAGCAGAACCAGCAGTTCCGACTACTGTGACCCCTGTCGTGTATGCTGTTCCACCGCCATGCGTACCATTTGATGTTGTGGAAAACTGTAGTGGGTGGGTTTCGTTTGTTGCATCTGACTGATCAAAAATATAAGTGTTACCTTTTTTAAGACTAATTGTCGGAGCTGATCCAGAATAACCAGATAAGAAATATTTGTTTCCACCGTCATCAGCCACAGTCACGTTGTAAGTGATAGTTTCGGCAAGTTCTCCACCCATCAATGGCGTTCTAAAAACACCCCTGGGAACACCGCCTGTTCTTGATAAATTACCAATTAGCCAGTGATTTTCTAACAAATCAAAAGCAACGTATCTGTCAATTTCTAAACTATTTGCGGACGGGTAAAACCACCAAACCTCACTAAACTCTGTATTGCTAAATCCCCAAATTTTAGATTGTTGGTTTACGTTTATATCGTCAAAAACATAGTCGTGAACCTCGCACGGCAATTCTCTTACTGAGTTACCATCGAACGTAAAAAAGCCTTTTTGCCCCATCCAAAAAGCGCCCATGTCTGTATCAACCGCCGACATTCTGGAAACAGCTCCGCACGATGTGCCCACCACCGACGTAGAGTAGACATACGGTAAACCTATATACCGCATAGCGTGACAGGATGTATCTGTAATGATTATCGTCTGCCCCTTAGTTTTGAGACCTTGCATAATTTGACCTGACGTTTGCAGCAAAATATCACCAGCTTCGTTAGTGGCTGCCGGCACCCAGGTACTCAGGTCTTCCTTGTCACTCCACTGCACTTTACGAGGATTACCACCAGCACCTAGGCAAAAAACAAACCGCTCTTCAGTAACTACTAAACCTAGGTTGTTTGTCGGAGCTCCAGCAACAACAGCGGCAACGCTAGAAGTTCCCAGGCTCCATTGGACTAAATTTCCGGTTGCTGAGTGAACCCCAAGGAGCGTTTCCCCGAAGTTATCAAGTGCCCACGATGTCGCCTCAGAATAAGTACCAGTAGACGGTCTTTGTGTTCCATAATAGCCAGTGCCGTAAAAACCTCCGCCGTAACCTAAATTTAATCCAGCATCTTCACGACCAGCCGACATCGATGTCGGCGTTATGTCGTAAGCTGTTCCAGCCCCTGTCATTGCTGTAAGTTCGTTATATGAACCAGCCGCAAAATAAGCAGTGCCACCGTTATCTTCCCAAGCGTGAGCGCCTCTAATCGGATTAGCGCAAAATCCATTTTTCATAGATTGCCAGCCACCAATAGGACGCAACGAACCATCACGCCACCTTACTAAAGAACCATCACGCCACCGGTTTGATGCGTCTAGGTCTGTGCCGTTACGATAAAACCCAGCTTTTAAATCTAAAGGCATTAGAGGCATTACGTTGTCGCTCCGTAAATTGTTCCGTTATTAGTCAAAGTGTAACTGTTTCCAGTATCCTCAATGGCCTTACCACCAGCACCGCCATTATTATCTGTGCCGTTACCACCAGCCGCTCCCCAGCCGCCGCCGCCACCACCTAAGTTATTGTTCGTAGAATGTGCGCCAGCATTACCACCAGCACCACCGCCAGTAGAACCACCTGTACCTGGCAATATACGTCCACCACCACCGCCTGATCTAAGACCATTAGCATCACCAGCATAGCCACCGCCGCCACCGCCAGCACCGCCGCCAGTTCCACCACCCCCAGCAGCACCATCTTCACCAACTGCATTTAAAACACCACCTGACGCTCTATTTGATGGAGGTTTTGCATTGTTTAATTCTGGATTACCACCACCAGCGCCACCGCCGCCAAATCCATTAGTTACTGTTCCATTTGTACCAGAACCGCCGCCGCCACCGCCGCCGCCAGCTATAAATGCGCCAGATGCATTTGTAATGACTACACCGCTTACGCCAGAATTAATTTTTATAGCATCGCCACCGTCTTGAGCATTGCCGCCGCTACCAAATGAACCGTAGCCACCTTTGCCAATAATTTTACCTTCGTTTTGAATTTCGCAACTTATATCAATTATTAATGCTGGCACTGCAACATCATCTGACCAGACCCAAAAACCTGACGGTATTCTCAATATGTTACCAGCAGTTACAAAACTAGAGGCTGTTATTTGTTTTCTATTAGATTGTCCATTAATTATTGCTGAAGTTGTTAAGGTTGTTGTTGTTTGAGCAACCGCGCCATAAAAATTACTAATACTTATAGCTCCAGAAGTGGGTACAGAAGTATTTTGAGGGGTAACTAAACCGCCATTTCTATAATATTCACTTAAACCATGCGGCGCAGAACCACCAAATTCGCCTACTATATTATTTATGCTTAAAGTTCCGCTACTTGGTAAAGTCATTATTAAGCACTTCCAAAAGCAGTTACATCGTTTTCCACAGTTAATGCGCCACTAGAGCTTAATTTAAGTCTATCTGTGCCTTGATAAGCAAACTTTAAATCTGACCCAGATTGCGTGATTGTCCAATCGCCTAGATCAACCGTTACGGCTTGCACCTCTCCAGCCGCACCGTAAACAACACCCTTACTATTCACTACTGTGTTTGCTACTGAACCATCTAATAAATTTAGCTCAGCCGCTGTGGAGGTTACATTTGCTCCGTTGATTGTGAGAGTTGATAGATCAGGAGCCACCGTAGCCTTGCCAGTTCCAGATCCGTTAAAGGTGCTTTCAATGGCTGTTAAGCCACTATTGACGGTTGTTCCCCAGGTTGACTCTGAACCTCCCACTACAGGCTTGGTTATAGTAATAGCCATGTTTTGTCCTTTCTTTTCAGTAGGTTATATACTGGCTCTAATGTTATTATTTCTATGTTAATTAAAGATAACATGCTATGCCGCATCCGTCCAAACTTCGGGGGGAACAACAGGCGTTACCCAACCTCTAAACTTAACTGCAAAACCTTGGTATGTGTACGCGGCAGTATCTGCGACTGTCAGAGTTCTGCCATGCCTTAAAATGGCGGCGTTGCCAGTTAGTGCAAAAGTTCCAACCTCTGCTTCGATTGGAAAGTTAAATATAACATCTTGACCAGTTAGCGTAAAAGTCGCCGCTGGTGGAATAATTGATATATGGATTTCATAACTTTGATCTTGACCAGTAAGTGTAAATGTTCCCACTTGTGCATCTGGACTTAAATTTTTCTGAAAGCTTACAGCTTGACCTGTTGTCGCAAAAGTTCCGACTGGCTCTAAAAATACACCCTTACCCAGTGACACAATAACTTCGTGTCCTGTCAGTCCAAACGAACCGCTTTGAATTGCGTAATTATACGCGACAGGATTTAAAAGGGGTTGACCGCTTAACGTAAACTGCCCAGTAGGATATAAGTCTGTGATAAGCTTTCCTGCGCCCTGCATAGACAAAGTAAACGTGCCATGCGTTACCGCCATTGAATAATTAGCACCACCACTAGAAGCTATGGCACCTGATGCTATTGGTCCTGATGCAATAGTCATAACTTATTCCTCTTCATCAAACCAGTTTGGCGCTTTTTTAGTATTTACTTCCGTACTGAGTGGTGGCTCACTATTCTTGATGTCGTTTAAGTATTCTTCTAACTCAACAAAAACTTCGTAAGAATTTACATTATCGCTTACAAAAACTTCTCCAGTTTTAATTTTATGAACAAAACTATTAAAATCTGTTTGCTCAATATGTAATTCTTGCAAACCTTCTGATTGTATTGATGCAAGTAAAGCATTTAAATTATTTTGCCGATCTATTGTAAATGCAGCATTAGAAACCTCTGTTTGGCAATCTTCTTCGTTTATGAGAATTGTAAAATTACCATTAGATTTTAAATTAAGTGCTTTCATTTTTTTGCTCCGTTTTATGCCAGAATAAACGTCTGTAGCTGTTGCTAAAAAGCGTTTGTAATTTAAAGTTAGTTTTATTTTTTCTTCCTTGATCAATTAATCCAGTTTCACTTTTAAATTTATCTCTTTTAAAAGGTATAACTTGAACAAGGGGAGTACCTTTTTCGATTAAAAACTCACCATCACCAGCAGTCCAAATGAAAGGGAAATTAACATGGTTGTAATACCTGTCAGTGTCAACAACACCGTCGAAAAGTTTAAATCTGTTTTCCATTCTGTTAAGAGGTGACATGAAATAACAGCTATAACCTTTCGGTGTTTCTATCACCCAAGGATTATGAAATTTTAATGGTATTGTGCCAAACGGCATATTTTCAAATGGATGGCCCTCTACTTGTTCTATTGAGTGAGGTGACATTCCATCGCATAATTGTTTCTCTGCAAATTCAAATTCTATATTATCATTTTGCGCCCTTACCCAGACGTCACAATAAAACGGAATAATAAATCCTTCACTGCAAGCCTCCAAAAATGGAATACAGCGTTTTACAGAACTACTTTTAGGATGGCGATCTATTGAGGGAGGTAGAGACTTAAACCATTCTGGCAGAGCTTTAACTGAAGGAAATGGGTGCGGATAAGCGTCCAATACTTCTTGTGTCGCATGAAATTTTATTTTGTTAGTCATTTTATGATTTCATAATAAACGCCAATGTAAAATAAACTGGAGTTGTTGTTAACGCTGAACCACTTCCTACTGCTCCAGTATTACCTGATATGTTGTGCGTATGAGTTCCAGAGTTGCCAGTATTTCCATTAAAGCTATGGCTGTGGTTTCCAGTATTGTTGGTATTAAAATTATGGCTATGATTGCCACTATTATATATGAAATTGTTAGTAGTATGATTTTGCGTCTGCCCTGGG